GAGGCGCGGTCAACACGTTCAAGGACGACCCCATCGTCATGGTGGGGCTCACGGTTGCCAAGGCCACCGCCAAGACGGCCCCGGTGGTATCCGCCGTCGCCACCGGCGTGGTCGTCGTCAAGGTCGGCTTCGACACCGTGCGGATGGCTGTGAACGTGGTCAAGGAGGTCCGGACCACCAAGGCGGAGCAGCGCGAGCAGTCCAAGAAGGACCACCCGGCAGCCAAGCCGCCGCGGATGAAGCTCGACGTCAACATCGACGCGGAGCTGTTCACCAACGGGTCGAACGCTCGGGCCTACGGGTACTCCTGGTACGAGGAGAACTTCAAGGGCAAGGGCGTCCCGCTCAAGGACGTGCGAGACGAGGCCCGCAAGGCGCTCATGAGGGTCCAGGTGGCCAGCCCGCTGCGGGTGGCCTTCCTCAAGGGCCTGGACGAGGCTGCGACGGCGTGATCACGCACGAGCACTTGGAGGACGACGGCTACGGCGTCGTCCACAAGATCCAGGCAGCGCCGGACTACGCACCCCCTGTGGTGCTGGACGTGGCCCTGTACCAGGGCTGGTACTACGTGGTCCGCTCGCCCTGGCACCGACGGTACGGCCGTCCCACGAACTTCTTCAGCAGGCACAGCCGCGAGGATCTCGCGCTGCGCGCCGCGCTGAGGAGAGCACGCCGCTACGAGGCGGCGTACGCAGTAGACCGCTCACGCGGTCGATTCGTCGAAAGGAGGTGAGACATGCCCCCAACCGTGAGGAGGTCGGTGCTGAACGTCAAGGTCGTCGTGGAGACGACCGGAGGCGTCGAGGAGCACAGGAACTCCGTCGCCTGGGTAGCGAACCAGCTGAAGGAGTCCACGCGCTTCATGCGCAACGGCTTCGTGGCTACCCAGGTGATCGACTCAGCCACAGGCGCTCGGCTCGGATTCTCCGGCCACGGAAGCAGCCCGAGCGATGAGTCGCGAGAGATCCTCGACGACCTGTTCGACGTAGACCCGACATAGCAGAGAGAGGTGCCCATGGCACAGATCCGAGTCGCCCTCGACATCGAGGTGGAGAAGGGCGACACCGACGCCATCATGAAGGCCGTCTTCGAGGAGCGCGGAGCCATCGCGAACTTCATCAAGGACGTCATCATCCCGGCCAGCGAGCCTGGGGACGGAGCGAAGGTCGCCGCCCTGGCCGGTGGCTCCCACGTCCACGACGTGTCCGGAGGGTTCTGCACGATGTGCGACAAGTACTCGCGCAAGCAGACCCTCATCCCCATCGAGGACTGACCGCAGACGTGGCAGTCCTCACCAGCAACACCAGCACGACCAACAACCAGCAGAACGAGCTCAAGGAGAGCAACCAGATGTCGAACCCCACCATCGCCCGCGAGTCCATCAAGTCCGAGGCCGAGATCAACGCCCAGACCGTCCGCGACACGCTCGCGCAGTTCGCCGCTGGCCACCCGGCCGTGGACGAGGGCGTCGCGCGGCACGAGACGCCGAAGCACAAGATCTCGCTCCCCACGGACATGACGCTCGCGAAGGGTGCGAAGACCCTCGCGGAGGCGGCCACCGCCGCCGCCGAGACGATGGTCTTCAACAAGACCTTCAAGTACCGCCCCTGGGACGGTGCCGCCGCGCTCCAGCGCGTCATGCTGAAGTACTTCGGCACGACCGGTCGCGGCATCGCCATCAACATGGGCTTCTTCGGCACCATGCCGCCCCAGACGGTCGAGATCGAGATCGGCTACAACGAGACCATCCAGGTCCCGTGGGGCCACATCGAGTTCGCCCACCTGGAGGGCACGATCATGCTCGGGGGCACGAACGACTCCGAGTACGGCCAGCTCTTCCGGGTGTCCATCGAGTGCCCGAAGAAGTTCGCCGCCGCCGTCCACGGGTTCTTCAACCTCCTGGAGCAGGAGCTCAAGGAGAACTCGATCTACAAGGGCAAGGCGATCCGCGGGACGGACGAGCCCAAGTTCCTCCCGCTGAACACGGACACGTCCATCGTGTACAACGAGGACGTCTACGTGCAGCTCGACGACGCGGTGTGGTCGAACCTGCGCCACACCGACCTGCTCCGCAACGACCCCGAGTCGAAGATCGACCCGAAGGTCCTGCTCTACGGCCCGTACGGCACGGGCAAGTCGGAGGCGGGTCGCCTCACCGCGAAGAAGGCCGTCGAGAACGGCTGGACCTTCATCTCGTACAACTCGGGTGAGGGCACGCAGGACGACCTGCGCAAGACGATCCAGACGGCCCGCCTCCTGGCCCCGTCCGTCGTCTTCGTCGAGGACGTCGACATCTACGCGGAGGACCAGGGCAGCCACGCGCAGTCCCGCCTCCTGGAGCTGTTCGACGGCATCTCCTCGAAGGGCCACGAGGTCATGGTGGTCATGACCTCGAACAAGGTCGACAAGCTCGGCAAGGGCATGCTCCGCGCCGGTCGCATCGACGACATGATCGAGATCGGCCCGCTCAACCGCGAGGCGGCGGAGAAGCTCATCCGCCTCGTGAACAAGGACCAGCTCGCGGAGGACGTCGACTTCGACGCGATCTACGAGTCGGTCCTCGACTACGAGCCCGCGTTCCTGCGGCGCACGTTCGTCAAGGCGCGCCAGCGGGCGCTCATCCGCACGGCGGACGAGCTCCGCGCCATCGGTGAGTACACCGTCGCGCGGGCGCACCAGTTCAAGCTGACCACGGAGGACTTCGTGCAGGCGGCGCAGCTCCTGCGCAAGCAGCACGACCTCCACCGTGACGCCAGCGACACCCAGAAGAAGGTCACCTTCGACCAGCTCCTGGGTGAGACCGTCGTCGAGGCGCTGGCCACGAAGGTCCAGTTCCGCAACGACGAGGTGGGCGACATCGACATCCAGGTGCTGGAGCCCGCCAACCAGAAGTCCCTCAACGGCTGATCCCAGCCACCATCTAGCACCAGCCTGAGAGGGGGTCACGCAACCGCGTGGCCCCCTCTTGGGGCCTTTCGTCGTTCGGAGGAGTCATCATGGACCGCAGCAAGTGGCAGGTCGCCATCGCAGTCATCAACATCGCAGTCGTGCCGCTGGTCGCGTTCACCATCCGAATGGCGCAGGGGGACACCCACAACGAGGCGGAGGAGACGATCTCGCGCTTCGTGCAGGACATCATCAGCAAAATCAGACACCAGGAGATGCCATGAAGGTGGAGAACCTTCCCGACGTGATGGAGTCTCTCTACTCGCACACCAGCCAGGCCAGCAGCGACGTGATGCTGCGCCCGTCCGGTCTGATCCGCAAGAACGAGGGGTCGGTGGACTTCGTGCTGAGCGTGCACGCCAACCTCTGCCTCAAGCAGATCAAGCACGCTGTGAGGCTCCGCAAGACGCTCCAGCTGGAGTTCGACGACCCCCTGGTCGTCGGCTTCGTCTCCGGCTACGTCTTCCAGCAGACCAGCTCGGCCGGACGCGTGATGTCCAGCTGGAGCCGGGACTGGAAGGACGACGAGGCCATCCCCGGCCTGGACCTCGATGACCTCCGCGCCGCTGCGGTGAAGCTCGTCGAGATGTTCGAGTCCCTGCCGCAGCGCGGGGACCTCTCGGCGGACGACCTCAACTACATGTCCTGGGTGCTGGGCGCTCGCCTGTGCGGCTACGTCCAGGACATCAGCCAGCTCGACAACGTGATGCAGCACCTGGAGGGAACGACCGATGAGTGACAACGAGGCCGAGAAGGTCGTTCGGATCGCTTCCACGGCGATGGCCCGCCTCAAGGCGTGCGTCAAGGACGAGTCGATGCTGAACGCCCACTTCACGGTGGACGGGCAGGAGCGCTTCTTCCAGGCGGTCTTCGAGGAGGCGTCCAACGCCATCCACGAGGAGATGCACGAGCAGTACGACACGTGCCACCCCGAGCAGGAGGGGGTCATGGGCGTGGAGGAGCGGCTGCTGCGCTTCATGTTCTTGCTGGGCCGAGCGACGGAGGAGTTCGCCGTCATGGACCTCGCTGCGGCGAACCAGCTCAGGTTCCAGCCCTAACTTCTCGTCGCCGTCCTGAGGTCCGAAGACGTCAGTGTCAGCGCGAGGGAAGCAATGCGCTTCGAGGGCCAGGACCGAGACCCTAGTAGGACCCATGCACGTGCGTTCGAGAGGCCATCGGCCCCCACCCCATTGCGGGGTGGGGGCCACTTGGTCCTTTTTTTTTGCCCTTTTACGTCCCTTTTGTGGCTTTAGTCCAGAGAGACGGCCAGGACCCCAGAGGCGAAGGACTGCCGCGAGCCCGCCAGGATGCGCAGTGGGTTGGGCAGGGCGATGGAGAAGCGCAGGTTGCCGTTGACGGCGGCGTCCCACCCGCAGATGTGGGTGATGATCGAGGCGGGCAGCCCAGCGAAGATCACGGCCCCGGAGTTCCACACAGCACGGTTGGCCGTGGCCCCCATGGTGACCTTCTGACGGGCGTAGCCCTGGCCGGACAGCTCGGAGTTGTAGGCCCCGGCCACGTCGGGGTTATCGAAGTGCAGCGCCATCCAGGTGTCGCCAGAGAGCTCAGCGAGCCACTGCTCCACCTGCCAGTCACTGATGCGTCCGGTCATCCTGAGGGCTCCTGTCGGAAGAGGCGACCCAGGAAGTACACCGGCTGGTTGCCCTGGTCGTCGCAGAAGATCATCACGTACATCATGCCCACAGTGGGGTTCTTCTGGGTGTTCTTCACGTTGTACTTGTCGAACCCGGTCTGGGTCGAGGTGTCGAACGTCCAGGCGGTCTCGTCCACGAGCTTGCCCGACTTGGGGGCACCACGAGAGCGCAGGCCCGGGGAGTACCCCGCAGGCTCGTAGTAGTTGCCCCACGCGATGGCCTGGTCCGCCTGGGCGGCCAGCAGGTAGTTGGCGTTGCCCTGCTCGGTGCCGTCGGCCAGCTGGGACTCGAAGGCGTCCGGGAAGAAGGGGTAGCGCTCGCCCGCCTTGTAGGTGGTGGCCTGTCCCTCCTTCGTGTTCAGCCAGGACTGCGGGATCATCGGCATCGTCTGGGGGTTCACCCCGGAGTTGCCGTAGATGCCCACGTGGAAGCGCACGGGGACGACCTCGCCCGCCGCGTTGTACGCCGCGATCTGCGACAGCCGGATGGTGCCCGCCTGGCTCATCTTGACCGGGATGGAGGCCACCGCGATGCCGTCACGGTTCACCCCGGCCCAGTTCCGGGTGGCGCTGGCGTTCTTCGGCCCGATCTTGATGTAGTACTGCGGGTACTTGTACGGCGGGTACTTCTTGGTCCAGTCCTCCCAGGGGAACTGCGCGTTGGTCGGCATGAGCTTGTTGAAGAGCTCGGTGGCGTCCTGCTTGCCCCCGGAGGGGATGATGCCCGACCCGTCGGAGTAGGACCACGGCTTGATGAGGTCCTGGATGGTGACCGAGTAGCGCCCGGTCTGGAGCAGGCGCACGGGGTCCAGTGCGTCGCGGGTGCGGGCCTGGACCTCGGAGACGGTCAGGGTGTCGCGGAACTTGGTGTCCACGGTCAGCGAGGTGGTCTCGTCCTCCACGCTCACGGTGGCCTCGGCCACGTGGAAGAGGATGTCGGTGCCCGCCAGGCCCCGGACCATGATGTTGTCCCCGGCGCGGATGAGCATCCGGGAGAACGGCTTGGAGCCCTTCATCGGGTCCGTCTTGAGCGTGATCGAGCCGGTGAAGCCCGGGTCGGCGTGCTTGCGGATCTGGTTCTGGGCGATCTCGCGCGCGGAGATCTCGTCGATGCCCTGGGGGATCTGGAGCATCGACTCCTTGCGCATCATGTACGGCAGCAGGCGCTCGTTGGTGTCCGCAGCCGGGTAGACCTGGGGCAGCGCGGCGAACGGCTCGAAGAACGTCGTCTTGCCGTCGCTGGTGACCTGCATGCCCGAGTAGGTGGTACCCGCGAGGTCCTGGCCCTGGGCGTAGACCACGTTGGTGGACTGGGTGAAGTCCCGGCTGACCCGCACATCGACGCCATGTGCGCCCACATCGACCACGAGGGTGTCCTCGGTGGCGTAGCGCAGCGCCGGGCGGACCTGGAGCACGGGCTGGCGGCCGTACTCCCCACGCACCGTCCACTGGCCGCCCGCGTCGGTGTACATGACGCTCAGCAGGGTCTGGACGTGCCCGGTGAGCCGGGGCTCCCAGGTGCCCGTGGAGCGCGTCGTCAGGCCCGTCCACTTGTCACCGGAGCGCACACCCCACGGGCGCAGGTACCAGGGCGTCTCGGCGGTGTACGTCGGCACCACGGTGGCCCAGTCGCTGGGGTAGACGATCTTCAGCGGCTTGGTGCGCAGCGAGGGGTTGAGCTGGGGGTCGAACGCCTGCTTGATGAGCAGCTCGTAGGGGATCGGCTGCTGCGGGTAGGTCGGGGTGGCCATGAAGTTGTCGAGCTGGAAGATCGCGCCCTTGCAGGTCACCTGGCGGCCGTTGTCCGCGAAGTCCTCCGAGACGGTGAAGCCCTCCCAGGCCCACTGCGTGGGACGCATGGTCTCGGAGTCGTAGAACACGATGTCGATGTCCGAGTTGGGCACCATCCAGTACAGGTCGCCCGTGCCCGCACGGTCGCGCAGGGTGACGGCCGGGAAGGTCACCTGGGCGGTGGCAGCCCCGAACGGGTCCACCGTCGTCATGGAGTTGATCTGGGTGGGCACGTCGCGGAAGAAGGTCACGTCCTTGGCGATGCCGTTCGGGGGCGTGACGAAGACTCGGAAGAACCCTCCCGAGCCGTAGACAGGGGTGATGTCAACGCCACTCACTGGCCACTCCGTAGGTCGAGGCGTACGCCGAGTTGAGCAGGACGATCTCTGCGGGCGACAGCGCCCGGTCCCAGAGGTTGAACTCGAACAGGTTGAAGTCTGCCTCAGTCTCGGTGGTCAGCGGCAGGTACGACCCGCCGACCTGGAGGCGCATCCACTGCGAGCGAGCGCCCAGGGGGCTGACCTTGGACGCGGTGAAGGCGTGCCGGGGGCTGTAGGCCACGGTGAGCTTGATGACCGGGGACTCGATCACGGCGGTGACGAACAGCGGTCGGGTCTTGTTCAGCCCTGCGATCTGGTCCACGGAGCCGCCCGTGCCGCCGTAGAAGAAGTCGATCTTGTCGTTCAGCCACAGGGCCAGGCGCTGGTCCCCGGTGGGAGCGTTGGCGTGCCACCAGTCCAGCAGCGGGTACTCCCCGGTCTGGGGGTTGGGGCCGATCACCATGGAGATGGTGGAGTTCACGAACGAGTCCAGGCCGTCGTGGAACTCGCACAGGAACTTGGTGCCGTCGCTGATCCGGAACGACCCGGTGGTGATGACCTCGCGTCCGGAGACGTAGGTGGTCTCCTCCAGCACCGGTGCCAGGGCCAGGTTCGGCCCCCGCATGAAGTAGTTCTGCCGGTTGGACTGGAAGGCCCGCCACACCCCGGTGGTCTCGTCCCAGTAGTCCTCGTGCGCCACGAAGCGCACGTCGGAGTCGATCTGGAGCTCAGCGGGGCGCGGGCGGTTGGAGGAGACGACCTCGCCCTGCGCGCTCAGCACCGGCTGCACGCGCACCCACAGCGGGGTGGCCTTGGGGTAGCCCCGGTAGATGGGGGCCGCGTCCGCGCGCACGTAGGTAGCGGTGAAGGGGTGCAGGTCCGCCTCGGCGCGGTTGAAGTTCCGCTCCACCACCGGCTTCACGAACACCGAGGTGGCCACCTTGCCCGCCAGGGAGCGCAGCACCGAGTTCGGGGGCTCGATGGTTCGCGTGGACTCCGACTGCTCCACAGTGCCAGTCCAGGCGTGTGTGACGAGCTTGGAGTTCGGGCTGTACCCGTCGAAGAACTGGACCACCGAGTCGGTGTCGGGCACCACGGCCACCGCCGTGACGTCCACGATCTGACCCACCGGCAGCCCGGCCGTGGCGATCACCGACGCACGGAAGTAGTCCGCGTCCTGGGTGAGGTAGCCGTGGTGCTCCAGGCGCACCCAGGTGTCGGCCGGGATCTCCGTGTTCGGGGTCTGCTGGGACCCTGCTGCTGCGCTCGCCAGGTAGGTCCAGCGTCGCGCGTACCAGGTCGAGGCGATGTTGGTCCGCATGTAGATGACCATCGAGACCCCGAGCCCCGTCGACATGGGGCGCATGAAGGCGGTGGGGTTGTTGGTCAGGATGTAGGTCCCGGCCGTGGGCGTGGCGGTGGTGATCGTGTACCGCACGTAGGAGGTGACCTGCTGCCCGTCCGGCAGCGTCGGGCCGTCGGTGGCTCCGGTGACGATGGTCTCAGTGGACGCACCGGTGCCCATCCCGCCAGCGGACCAGTGGTTGCTGACCGTGCCGCGTGGGTTGCGGATGAGGTTGGTGTAGACCGTCGCCATCACAGGCTCACACGGGTGATGTAGTTCGTGGTCCTGATCGTGATGGCCCCAGCGGGCAGGATGAGCCGGTCCCCTTCCTCCAGCTCGATGGGGTTCTCGAACGAGCCCGCCCAGAGCAGGTTGCCGGACTCCGGGGCATCCAGCAGCCCCCAGTGCCGGACCGTGGGCCAGACCTCGGTCACGACGGGGAACTCGATGGTGTTGGTGTTCGACATCTCCCCGCTGCGCTCGGACCAGTTACCCGGAGAGTTGGCGTACTCCGCGCGCGCGTACTGAGCGTTCGTCGGCTCGTCGAGCTCAGACCCGTTCAGGAAGTGCGTGGGGGACTCGTTGACGATGAGCGCGAGGTAGTAGCTCTGCGGCGCGGTCACGGCGCGGCAGATGAGGTCGAGGAGGAAGTTCTCCCCGGTACCGGTCAGGAAGCCGCTCACTGCTTCACCTCGTACGTCACCTTGGGGAACCGGGGCACGCTGAACGTTACCTCGGAGCGGAAGTTGTGGAGGTTCACGTGGCCGCGCTTGATCGAGTACTCCGCAGGGAAGCAGCGCCAGATCTCCACGTCGTCGTCCCGGGTGATGCGGACGTTGTACAGCGACTGGCTGAACGCCTCGATGATCCGGTTCTGGTACGTGGTGATGAGGGTCTGGTCCTCGCCCTCGATGTAGACCTCGACGGTCTCCTGCACGTTCGTCTTGGTGGAGTGCACCTCCCACTCCCCGTCGTACATGGCCGAGGACACGGTGTGCCGACGCCGCCCCTGGGTAGAGGTCTCCAGGGACTTGGCCCCCGCCGTGTAGCGGTGGTGGTCGTTCAGGCTGAGCCAGGACACCCCGTCGTGCACCTCGATGTCCAGGTACTTCAGCCCGACCGCGCTGCCCTTGGGCGGGTAGTGCGACCCGAACGCGAACTCGCTCATCGCTTCCTCAGCCTCTCCAGTCGAGCCTTGTCCTCCAGCTTGCGGGCCATCTCGTTCGGGTCGTTCGACTCCACGTGGACGTCGCCGGTGAAGTGCATCGACGAGTCGACGTTCTGGTTGTAGTTCACCGTCTCGGTCCGCATGATCTGCGAGCCCTGCGCACGGGAGGGATCGGTGCGCACGGCGAACTTGGCCATGGCGTTGGCCATGAAGTCCGCGCCCTTGTCGTTCAGCGGCAGCACGGCCTCAGCCCCGCGCTCACCGACACCGATGACCGAGGGCTTGTTGAAGATCGCGCCGTTGCCGAACCAGCCCGTCATGCCGTTGGACTTGGCGTCGATGAGCGCGTTCGACACGAGCATGCCGGTGGTGAGCCCAGGCGGGTACTCCCGCGTCAGGCCCGGCACGCGCATCTGCGCGGACTCGACCTTGGCGGAGGCCCCCACGACGTCCTTGACCAGCCCCAGGAGCTGGAACGGGTTCAGCGCACCAGGCTGGTCTGTCCCCGCCTCCCCGGAGTAGCCAGACTGCGGCAGCCCCTTGAGGTAGTCGGAGGGGTCGCGCGCGGTGCCGTTGTACCGGGTCTCGAAGTGCAGGTGCGGACCGGTCGAGTTGCCCGTGGAGCCCACGTCACCGATGCGCTGTCCGGCCGCGACCTGCTGGCCCATCTTGGCCCCGATGCGGGACATGTGCAGGTACCAGGTGTCGAAGCCGTTGCCGTGGCTGACGCGCACCGCGTTGCCACCACCGCCGTACCAGCCCGCGTGCGTGACGATGCCAGCCTCGGAGGCGGCGATGCCCGTCCCCTGGGCCGCAGCGAGGTCCACACCCGCGTGCAGGCGACGCTGGCCGGTGATGGGGTGCGTGCGCATGCCGAAGCCGGACGTGCGGCGGTAGGAGCCCATGACCGGGAACGCCTGCATGGTGTTCGTCGGACCGCCATGCTCGCCCTGGGTCGGGTTGAGCAGCGCCTGGCCCTCAGGCGTCATCGAGCCCGGGGTCGCCGGGAGCGCCCCGTCCGGGCCACCGATGCGCATGTTGAAGCCAGAGCCGTTCACCTGGCGGCCCTGGTCGTCGAAGATCAGCTGGTTGAAGTTCAGGCCGAGCTTCTGCTTGTAGGTGTTGCGCAGGTCGTCGGCCGTCTTCTCGGCGTTCTCCTTCACGTCCTCACGGCCCAGACCCAGGGCGGACAGGAGTGTCTGGAGCTGCTCCTTGGCCACGCCGGTCATGCGGCCGAGAGCCTCCTTGGACAGCTCCTCGAAGGTGCCCGTGGTCTCCTCGAAGGACCGGTTCAGGTCCGCCTGCGCCCGAGCCATCTGCTTCTGCCAGTCCGAGACGGTCTGGGCCATGGCTCGCGCGTAGTCCTCGGAGTTGCGCGCCATCATCCGCGCGTAGTCCTCCTGGCCACGTGAGGTCGTCTTCGCGTAGTCCTCGGACATGCGCGACTGCATCTTGGTGTAGTCCTCGGCCATGCGAGACACCGAGCGGTCGTACGCCTCAGCGCCGCGCTTGGCCATGCGCTCGAAGTCCTCGGACGCACGGTCAGCCGCCAGGTGGAACTGGCGCTCCATCTCGACGTACGCCTCGTTGTCCGTGTCCTTGTTGAAGGCGTCGGCCAGGGAGAGGCGTCCCTTGATGGCGTCGTTCCACTGCTTGACCAGGTTCGGGTCCTCGGCCAGGTCCTGGACGAAGCGCGCGAGCTGCTGGGCGTTCTTCGGGTCGTTCAGCCCGAGCTGCTTGATGACGTCGCTGGACACGCCCATGTCCCGGATCTGCTGGAGGTTCTGGGTCTGCTGGGAGAACTGGGCGTTCTGGTCCTTGGCGTTCGTCAGCAGGTTCTGGGCGTCCCACGTGGGCACGGTGACGATCCGCGAGTAGATGTCCGACATCTGCTTCGCGGTGTTGCGGGTCATCAGCACGAGCTGGTGCTGGTAGTCCTCCTCCTGCCGACGGCGCGACAGGTTGAAGTCGTACTCGCTCTGCTGGCGGCTGAGGTTGAAGTCGAACCAGCCACGGTTCAGCGAGGTGTAGTAGTCCTCGTTCCCGCGCATCCGCTGGAGCTGGAAGTCCTCCTCCGAGCGCCGACGGTTGCGGTAGAAGTCCTCGTTCGAGCGCGCCACCTGGAGGGCCTGGTTGTAGTTCGACCGGCCCTGCTGGATGCCGAAGTCCTCGCTCGCGCGACCCTGGGAGATGTCGAACTCCCGGCCCGCACGGACGATGGTCTTGAGGCGGTTGTACAGCCCGCCGCGCTGCTCCTCGTAGGCGTCCTCCGCCGCCATGATCCGGCGCTCCCGGTCAGGGGAGTCCGGCGACTGGTAGGCGGCCGTCAGGTTGTCCCGAGCCACCTGCCCCTGCTGCCCGGCAGACATGTACTGCATGCCGTAGCCCTGGAGGCGGTCGGCAGCCTGCTGAGCGGAGTTGGCCAGCTGGAACAGAGGGTCGCTGGCGTCACCCACAGCGCCCTTCAGGCGCTGAAGCTCCGCAGACGCCTGTGTGGTGCTGCCGGTCGCCTGCGTGAGCGCGGCGGCCCACTGCGTGGCGGCCTGGAGCTGAGCGTTCTCCGAGCCCTCGTTCTGGATGGCCCCGGTGAGCACGCCGCCCAGCGGGGTGTCCCCGAGGTACTGCTGGCCCGCCAGAGTGGCCTGGAGACGCCGGGTGAGCGGGGACGTCGGGGCGTCCTCGGGGTTCGGCATCTTGTACATCTGGGTGTACTGCTGGGCCGAGGGCAGCCCAGAAGCCATGTCCAGGTACGCCTGGCCCTTGCCGTTCTCCTCCAGCCACTTGCGGAAGATGTCGGTGCGCTCGGTGTCGTTCTCGGCGTCGCGGAGCTGCTTGTTGATCCCGAAGGTCATGCCGAGCTCACCGGACTGATAGCCCAGCGTCTTCTCGATGGCGGCGGCGACCCGCTGCTCCTCGTGCGCCGAGGACAGGTTACCGAACTGGCCGAGCAGCGCGTTCACCGAGGCGTTGGTGACCTTGTTCGCCTCGTCCTCACCGAACTGCGTGGCCACCTGCGCCCGCGTGACGTCCGTGGAGGACGTGATGGAGGCCAGGGCGTCCTCGAACTCACCCCGGGGGCGGAACTGCCCCAGGATGTTCTCGAAGCCTCCTGCGTCCTTGCTGGTGGTCCCGGAGAGCATGTTCCCCGGGCGGAACCAGCCACCGGAGGCAGCGTCGATGATCTGCTGCGCCTGGTCCGGGCCGAACTTCTGGATCAGGTCCAGCTTCGCGGCCTGCATGACCGACGGCGACGACTCTCCGTTGGAGAAGATCGTCGACATGTAGGCGGTGGCCTGCTCCTTGTTCATCCCCGACAGCGAGGTGTCGGTGAGGGTGCGACCAGCCGTCTGACCCGCCTGGATGTCAGCGCTGCGGACCTGCCGCGCCTCACCCTGGGTGTCAGTCTCGATCTCGTCCTCGGCCTTCTTCAGTGTGTTCGCGAAGGACAGCGCGGCAGCGCCCGCCAGACCGAGGTTGGTGGCGTAGCGGTTGTACGAGGAGTCGATGCCGTTGGCGTCGCCCAGCCGAGTGCCGAACTCACGTCCCGCGCGGTTGGAGTCCGAGGCGTACAGGAGCCCAGCCAGGCCCGCGCCGACGGCCAGGCCAGCAGGACCGCCCACGAGCCCCATGAGGCCCGCACCAGCGCTGCGCAGGCCACGACCCACCAGCGAGCCCGTGGTGGTGGCTGCCAGGCGCGTCAGGCCCGCTGTGGCGCTCGCCAGGGACGCGGTGAAGCGACCGGTGGAGGCGACCGCGCCACCGAGGGCACGACCGAAGGAGGCACCCTCACCGGTGCGCACCGCGCGCCAGTCGTTGCCCATGCGGCGGAACTCCTCGCCGGGGCGGCGGGTGATGTCCCCGACCCGGGAGAACTCCAGCGGCGAGATGGCGCTGCGAGCCAGCCCCATGGCCCCCTGGACGCCCAGGGAGGCGAGCATGGCGGCACGGGAGCCGATGCCCGCTCCACGCTCCAGCCCACGCGCCTCCAGGCCCCGGTTGGCCCGGTCCATGAGGTAGCGCGGGGAGGCCAGGTAGCTGAGCTGGCCGCCCTGGTACATCATGCGCTGGAACCGGCTACCGCCACCCTCCTCGAAGGAGTTGATGGAGCGCCGGTAGATCCCGGAGGTGGGGTCGATGCCGAAGGCGCGCTGACGCCCTCGTGCGCGGCCAGCCCCGAAGGACCCGCGCATGAGCATGAGGCCACCGGCAGCCGCAGAGAGCATGCCGAAGTTGTTGAGGGCGAACCCAGCCACGCCAGCCAGGCCAGCACCACCAGCGGTCAGGGCACCGAGCAGGCCAGTGATCGGCCCGGTCACAGTGCGCACCGCCCCGGCGATGGAGTTGATGGCCTTGACGATCCCCTCGGCCACCGGGAGGAAGGTGGCACCGAAGGACTGCGACAGGGACGTCAGGGTGTTCTTGAGCTTCTGGGTCTCGTCGTTCAGCCCGTTCATGGCCTCCTGGGAAGCCTTCATCAGGTCGGAGTCCTTGCCGGTGCCGAAGGACTTGTTGACCTGATCCATGGCCTCCTTGAGGCCACCGCTCTGGGCGAGACCCTGGATGGCCCGCATCGCGCGAGGACCGTCCAGGCCCATGCGCTCCAGCACCTTGATGGCGTCCGGGCCAGCCTTGTTGATGGAGGTGAACAGCGCCATCATCTGGTCGCTGGACCCCATCGCCTTGAACTCCTCGGTGGTCTTGCCCACGAGGTTGGCGTACATCTCCAGCTCGTTGCTCCCGTACCGCGACGCGCGCGAGATGTCGGTGAGCATCTTGCTGAAGGCGTTGGCGGCGGTGTACCCGTCCTGCCCCGCCTTGAGGAACGCCGCAGAGAAGCCCATGACTTCCTTCTGCGTCATCCCCACAGTTCGGGCGATGGGGGCCAGCTGCTGCGAGAACTGGAGCACCCCACTCGCGCTCACACCCAGGTTGGACTGAAGCCCGACGAGGGAGGAGGCGAACCGATCCATGGACTCCTCGGTGGTGCCCATGGACCGCTGGAGCTGGACCATGCCGGTGGCGAGTTGGCCGAGGTCCTCTCCAGTGGCAGCGGACAGCTGAATCAGCGTCCGCGCCGTCTTCTCCAGGTTGGCAGGGTTGGACCCCATCTTCTGGAGGGCTGTGGCCAGCGCGACCACCTGGTCGGTGGTGATCGGCAGGCTCCGCCGCAGGGAGTCTACGGCGTTCTGGGTGGTCTGGAAGTTGCGACCGGTCACGGCCGCCGTCGCCTGGAGGGTAGCGAGCTGGGCGTCGAAGCGCCCAGCGGCGACCGTAGCAGCCGTGATGGTTGCCACGGACGCCGCTGAGACGATCTCCAGCTTGCGACCGGCGTTCTTGGTCAGGCGGTCGAGCGAGGTGAGGAGCTTGTTGACCGACTCGGTGGTGGCGTTGGTGTTGGCCGCCGCCGCAGTCATCTGCTGGTTGTACTGGCCTGCGTCAGCAGTCAGTACGACGTTAGCTGTCCGCTCCTCCGTCGCCATCTTCGTCCGCCATCCTTCTCTGTCGGAGTTCGCGCTCCCGGATGGCTCTGCGAGCCTTCTCCTGGGGCGTGAGCTTCGTCAGTTCGACCGTCGTGCCGGGGAGCCTCTTCGAGCCCTCGGTGGCTACCGTCTTGAGGTAGCAGCCGTGGCAGTAGTGGTCCTGCGGCGTGTAGGCGAACTTGTTCTCTTCCCACTCCCATGGTGCCGTCCCGCACAAGGTGCACCTCTCGCCCTTCTCCAGGGCGAACGCGAGCGCCTTGACCCGATCTTCCGCGTCCCAGGAGAGGAACTCGGAGTGGGGGATGCCGTACTCAGAGCAGAGCGACATCTCCAGGTAGAAGGCCGAGTCAACTCTCAGACGCTCGCGCTGCGAGGGATGCTGAGGCCCTCCATGCAGACGTCGCTCGCCGCGCTGAAGATCTGCGCGAGCTCACCTGCGGACCAGCGGTCGGAGTTGAACAGCTCGACGGCCTCGTCCTCGGTGACCTTCGGCTCCACGAGCGTGGCCGCGACCAGCGCCGGGTTGAAGGTGTCGAGGTTGACGCCGAGGTTCTCCGCGCGCTGCTTCTGCGTCGGCGGGTGCTTGGCGCGGAGCTTGTCGAGCTCACGCGAGCTGATGGCCTCGAACTTGAGGGTCACGACGTCGCCGTCGAGGTTGATCTCCAGCTCCTTCGCCTTGCGCTTCTTGTTGCGCAGGCGGTCCAGGAGGTCGGCCTTGTCAGCCTTGCTCTGGTCCTGGCGAGCAGCGGCGATCTTCACTTCACCGTTCGTCATCTTCAGTTCCTTCGGTTTGGCCTCACCGGGCGGATGAGGTTGGATTGGAGGGACCCCTCCCCACGGTCTCTAGGTCCTCGTGGGGAGGGGTCTCGTCATCAGGACGCGACGGTCGCGTTCTCCAGGGGCTCCTGCGGGACCGAGCACGAGACCGTGAAGGTCATGACCGTGTTCGAGGCCATGTTCGCCATCGTGCGCGAGGTGACGATGGCGGGCCAGAGCTCCACCTCGTCGGTCGCGATGGGGAGGTTGTCCGTCCCCGTGCCACCGAAGCGGCTGATGATGAACGTGCCCTTGGTCGCACGCGGGAGCGTCTCCCAGGCGAGGTCGTCCTCGTCGTCCCGGTAGAAGTCAGCGTCGAAGGACGCCTGGACGGTGCCGGAGATCGACGTCTCGAAGAGCGTGTCGAGCGACGGCGTGGGGACCGTGTTGCCACGGCTGGAGGCGTTCAGCGAGATCAGGTACGGCGTGAGCTTCACCGCCGCAGCGATGTTCGCCGCCGTGGGCGCGGACGAGAGCGTGAGCGTCGGAGAGAAGCCGACCCAGGTGTTCTCGTTGGGGATGAGGCGAGTCATCAGCTCTTCTCCTTCTCGGTCGTGGCGGAGCTGGTGCTCTCGCTGCTCTTATCGTCCACACGTGTCCAGCCACGCTTGGACCACACCTTGTCGAGCGCGCTCGGCAGGCACTCGCCGGTGAGCTTCGCACTCTTGTTCTCGATGCGGATGGGCTTCTCGCGGAGCGTCTCCGCGGACTTCTTCTGAACCATCAGAGGCTCCTTGAGAGGGTGAGGTTGAACGAGTCGGTCTCGGAGAACGCCGTCGGAGACACCGCTGTGGTGTACCCGACTCCACCGATGGCGTTGCAGTCGATGGTGGTGATCCTCCAGATCGCCCCGTCCTTCATGGTCAGTGGGAACTTCTTCACTGCCAGGAGGGCGGCGCGAACGTCGTCAGCCAGGTCCTCGACCTGTCGACGATTGGTCCCGTACGTCGTCAGCGTGTACGGGAGCTTCCAGTCCATGGACGGGTCCCCGAAGGACCCGCTGGACCGAGTTGCAGTGCCGGGCGTCGACACCAGATAGGGGACGAACTCGGCGTTGGGCTTGGCGGAGTCGGTCTGCCAGCCCACGTTCTTGGGGGCCTCGATGTCCCCCACGGCGATGTTGAGCTCGGTCGAGACGAACTCGATGAGCCAGTCCGTGACGACGCCACGGTCCGGAGCGCTAGCCATTGAGGGTCCTCCCCACGATCATCTCGACACCGACCTTCGCTACATCCTCCCCAAGGGAGTCCAGCCACCTTGCGGCGGCCGGGCGCGCGAACGGGTGCGGTGCGATGCCAGGGTGGATCACCATCTTGGCTCCCACCGTCTTGCCGTCGACCTGGAAGATGAGCGTGCCGCCAGGCTTGCGCGGGTGGATCTCATACGGCCCCGTGGGGAACTCGCCCCGCGATCCGGTGCCGTACTCGATGTAGACCGCGTAGTCCACGCCCTCGGGACCGATCTCGATGCGGTCGCCGTAGTGCTTGATCCGGATGGAGTCGCGCAGCTTGCCGGACTTCACCGGCACCAGCGCCTTCATCTCCGCCTCGATCTTCGTGGCGATCTCCAGCACCAGGTCGTTGACCGTGGTCTGGGCGTCGGCCGCTGCTGCCCGGAGGTCCTTCTCCAGGTTCACCAGGTCGAGGGTGGCTGCGTCGTTCACTTGTCCTCACCCTCGAAGTCGGTGAAGCGCACGGACATGACGCGCGAGCCGCGCAGCCCGCCACCCCGGGTGCTGCCCAGGATGAGCAGGGAGCGGCCCACGAGCTTGGGGTCGTCCGAGCCAGTCATCGTCACC